CCATGGAATCCACTTGTCGGAGACCCTGCCCCGTGCGGTCGACAAGTTCGCTGAACGTCTCTGAGATCGACCGCTTAACGCCCTCGAACGACTGGATTGCACTGTTATTCGTGCGCTCAATCTCCATCATCGTCCGCTGGAAGCCTTCGCGGAGTTCATTGCTTGTGAGCTCCGCTCGGCGCCCTAAGTCGGCGAACTGACCTTCCAGCCGATTGATGAGGTTCACGCCTTGCCCGGTAGCACTGGCAAGATCCTCAAACGTCTGGTCCATGGCCTCTCCCAGTTCGCGGAAGTGGTTCGCCATGTTCTCTACCTCCCCGCCCACGTCACTGAGCTTGGAAGAGACGGAGCCAGCTCCCGACACCGAAATTTTAAAATTCAGGTCGCCGACAGTCATAAGAACCTACGGGCTGCTTTTGCATTAGGGCTACTCATCCCTTTTCACAGTATCCCGTCGCAATGGTCTGGCTTGTCCTCTATGTGTTGGGTGGGATCTCAGGCGTGCTTGGCATATTCATCTTGGGCAATGAACATGCATCGGCACCGCCCACCTTATTTTTTGGTCTCATGGTTGGGTTGCTGATTGCTGGTCGACTCTTCCAACTCCTTACACAAATCCGAGATGCGGCTCAGTCCTCGCCAGAGGAGGCGTCCTGAGCGTCCCACCCATGCTTTTCAAGCATCTTCTGTAGCCGGCGCTCTTGCTCTTCATGGGAGGCGGTAGATTGTTTTTGCCCCTGAATAATCTGCCGCGCCTCCCGCTCGGAGAGATCCTGCCCGAACGCTTGGGCGACGGTCACAAGTCGGGTCCGCTCGGCTCGGGCCCGCCCCCGAAATGCCGCTGAAATTTCTCGGAGCGTCATCCAGTGCGCCTCTTGAGGCGAAACCCCGACCTCCCCGAGGAGCGCCGCCTCAATCACCTCTACGATTTTCCCTCGTCGTCGCCCCCGCCCATTTTATCCGCGGCCTCCGCAAGGGAATCAGTAATCTGGATGCGCTGGGCCTCCTCAATCTTCTCTCGGGCATTCAACATCTCGCCCATGGTGCATTGAAGGGCGACGTCCTCGCGGCTCAGGTTCGGCTCAAACGGCAGCCGCCCCAGCCACAGGATGTCCACCCAATGCTCAAAGTTCGGGCCGACGTCATCGTCCTCGTCGCCCTCCTCATCTCCATCCTCTGGCTGGTTGAGGATGGAAATGGAGGACACATCATACCCCTGCTTCTGGGCCATAAGAAGACTCTTGAGGCACAGGAGCACGCGGCGCGTCTCCCCGCCAAGCTCAATGTGGACTTCGCGTTCGTTTTTCTTGTCCATCGGAAGAAAGTGTCAGTTGGAGGTCGGTTACGTGGTGGTACTCGTGGTGGCGCCCGGTGTCCACGGCCCCGCCGCGTCAAGCGTGCCAGACACGTTGACGCCCTCCTCGCTCCCCTCGACGGGAATCGTGATTTCCAGCTCGGACGGGAGCACGGGGCCGCTCGCCTCCCAGTTACCGTCGGTCCCAGTCGTGCAGAGCGCAGTGAAGGCAGAGGGGTCTTCCTTGAACATCTCGGAGACAATGGCGTCCAGCCCGGCTCCGACATTCGGCCCGAGCGTTTCTGTAATTGCCCCCGTGGACTCCAAGGAAAAGGTCGCTTCCGACGCGTCTTCCGCAGGCGTCGTCGGGTCCCAGTCCGTGATGATCCAGTCGGATTCAAAGGTGGTGTCTCCGCCCGGTAGGGCGATCTCTGCGGCCACGACGCCGCTCGTAGACTCCCACGCGTCTATAAGGAGCTTCGTAGCATTGTCGGTAGCCACGAACTCCGAAGCGTCAATATCCACAGACAAATCAGCTGTCGCGCTGAGGACCGACGCCCCGCGGGAGAGGTACCCGCTGTTGGAGCTGTTTTCAAACTCCACGAGCTCCCGCGAAAGCGTGATCGTCACCTCCGACATGTACTGAAGCTCAGCGCTCGTATTCGACGGGTCAATCGTGACGGTCGGCGAAAAGCCGTTCAGTACAGTGGCATCCTTGAGCCAAAGGGCGTCGAAGTCAATGGACACGTCCCGAAGCCCTGTGCCGCGGCGACGGAACTGCGCGCCACTGCCCTGCGTCGGGGCAAGGTCGGAAGAGGCCCGCGAGAAGTTCAGCGTCGCGTCCTCCTTCCCCCCGATCAAGGAGCTGTCGTACTTGAGCTTAAAGTCTACACCTACGGTCTCGGCCATGGCTACGTCCGCGTAATGCGGTAGTCAATTTGAACAAGTTGCGTGTGTCGGTCGGGGCCATCCACCCGGCGGGTGCGCTGCGTCGCGCTCCCGATGAGCTCCTGATCAATCACGACGAACGGCCCATCTAGCGTGAGCCGGTTGGTGCGGTCAGTGAGCGTGGCAATCACGGTTTCGGCGACCTGTTTGGCCTTCGTCTCCGAGGGATGGCGCACTCGGATCGTCTCCGAAAGCGTCGTGTGGACGGCCGATGTGTTTTCGCTCACCTGTGCCTCGCTATCGTCGCCCACCTCTACGCCGGGGACGCCCGGGTCCGTCCCGACGGGCAGGTCCACGGCGGCCTCCAGGCGGTCTACGATGGCCTTCTGTGCGGCGAGCTTGGCAGGGGTCACAGGAGCTACAGTTGGATGCTTTTCGTGATGTTTTGGAGCCGGCGCCGTGCGATCGGTCGCATCGTCTTCACTGTGGGGCGCATAAAGGGCGCCGCGGCCGTTCCCACCTGCGAAATCTTCCGCGCAATGAGAAAGGCTACGTCCTGCACTTCGTCCCCACTGGCGAGGCCCTCGCGCCGCACCCACTCGTCCAGCGGCTCTGGCTTTCCGGTGAGCGCCTCCACGGGCGGGAAGTGCGGGTCGGTGCCGAACTCAATGGCAAGCGTGTAATCAAAGGAGTTGTCTCCCTCCGTCTTCGGCCCACCCGCCGCCACAATCGCCTCTAGGTCACCGGGCGCAGCGCGTTTCGCAAGCCGAATCGTCGTGCGGGCGAGGCCCGTGGAGACGGATTGGTTGACCGTCATCGTCTTTTTCGCTTCGCGCACCGCCTTCAGGCCGATCTTGTTGATCTCGTCGGCCACCTGTCGCTGGAGCGTGTCCCCCAGGGTCCCCGCGTTGGACAGCGTGGCCTCTAAGCCGTCAATATCAACGCCCATGAGCTATCGGGTGCGGGTGGTTTCCAGCTCAACAAAGCGGTTTCGGGGTCCAACCTCCCGGCGGGCGTGCACCCGCAGGTCGTTACCGTTGTATCGCAGGCGGTCGTCTCTTGTCACGCCCTCTACGGCGGCCTTGCGGGCCGTAACCAAAACGGCGGCCTGCTCCTCAGGCTGGCTGGCAATCCGCCGCTCTGAACCCGAGCGCACCTGCACGTCCGCCCAAATCTCTTGGGCAACCGTCCACTCCGTTTCTGCCTCGCCGTACGCGTCGGTCGTAGACGACTCTTCAAGGACCGTAACGCGCTCATCAAGCGCCGTGGCAGAAAGCATGACGTCGGCTCCAGTATGGAAAGAACAAGCTACAGCACCCGCCACGCGTCGTAGGCGGACGGGTCGGGAAGTCGGGTCACGCTCTCGCCCACCACGTCGTCGCGCTTGTCGTAGCGGTCGGCAATGTCGCGGAGCATCTGCATTCGGAGCGCCCGCGGACACGACTCGTACCCGGCCATAAACTCCACCTTAAGTCCATGGTCGGCGCCTCCGTTCGGGTACAGTTTCAGGCGGTCCAATCCGCGCGTGTACCACTTGTCGTCGGACAGCGTCTCCGACTCGCCCTGCCCCGTGTACTTCACGACCGACTGTACCTCGCCGTGAGGCGGAAGCGGAAGCGACACGTGACTCGGCACCCGCGACCACTCGGCAGTCGCGCTTCGGCGCACCAGAAGGCGACCGATGCGCTTCTCGACCAGCTGGCGAACGCCCTGAATGATCGTGGCAAGAACAGTCGGTTGCTCAGCGCCCTCAAGTGCCAGGTAGTCCGTTGCCGTCCCCGTTGAAATCGGTTCCTCCGACAGCGACACCGCCTCGGCGGTCCACTGCAATCCCGTGGGGCGATTGGGTCGCCGCTGGCGCGAGAGGCTCACGCCCTCGCGTCGGGTCGTGCCGGACAGGCTGATGCCGCTCATAGCGGGTGCTTAGCTACCGGATGTCGTCGAGGGTGGCGTCGCCAGAGGCCCACGCGTTGGCCTCCTCCGCCGTCGCCTGCACCTTATCTACCTCCTCGCCGCCTTCGTAAAGCGTCTTCCACGAACCGCTGCCCTCCCACGAGCGATCTTTCTGCTCGTAACTGGGGCGCTGCATCTTGTCGGTGTACTCAGGCCGCTCTTGCTTCTGGGCGGACTCATCCTCTACCCGCTCGGCGCGGCCCGCTTCTACGTGCCGACGGGCCCGCCGAGGGCCCGCCTCAAAGGTGTCGCCCTTTGAGATCAGCCCTTCTTCGCGGCTGCCCTTGAATGTGATCAGCGCTCGGAGCGTCGGCATGGCGAGAGGCTGAAGCGTGAGGTCACGTCAGGCGATTACGCTACGCCGGCTGGAACGTGAGGTCATCAATGTACTGGATGCCCTCCGGCAGGTAGATCGGAAGCGCGATTCGCTCCTCAATCCGCATTGTGACGAGGTTCTTCGGCACGTTGTCGCGGTCCTCGCGGAACGCCTCCACGGTCACGCCTTCCCGCTCAAACATCTCTACGGCAAGGCCGCCCTGGAACTGTCCGATGAAGCCCTCATCGGGATTCACGGCCGTGTTCACGACAGTCGTGTAGCGCCCCGTGAGCCGATCGTACTCCTCAATGTAGTCTCCGTCGGCGTCCTTCGTGAGGCGCATGTCGGTCTCCGACTTGGGCGCCATCATGGCGGTGGACACCGGGAACTCGCTGTTGCGGGCCTGCAGCGCGGCCACCTCAAAGTGGTCCAACCGGTTCAGCGGCGTGTCGGTGAAGTCGGCCGTCTTCGTGGTGTCGTACTGCGAATCGGCGTTCTGCGAGAGCCCCGTGAGGTTCTCGCCCGTACCGTCCCCATACAGGATCTGGCTGTCCTCCTCAATGAGCAGGCCGTACACACCCCGGCTCTCAATGTGCGACCGAAGGAACGGGATGTCGTTCAGCATCTCGCGGTGCACACGAAAGGTGTGGGCCACGGTGCGGACTGGCGCGTCGGTGACGTCCAAGTCGAAGTCCGACTCCGGCTTCGTTGTGGAGCCGTCCGAGGGCACAGTGCCAGCCGAGCCGTCGTTGTAGTTGAGCTCTTGGATGTACCGGATGCGATCCGAGGCGGTCTGCCCAATGGACAGCACATCCCGCACGTGGGTTGGGCGCTGCGGGTCGTGTACCACATCGGGGACGCGGGTTGGCTCAATCACCTCACCGTCCTGCAAGAAGCCGTCCGCCATGATGTCCTTGGTGCGGAGGTCCAGCTCCATGGACGCGGAGCGTCGGCGCCCTTTCGCAATGTCCTCAATGCCAGACTCGGCCAGCTTCGTCTCCAGCTGGTCGGCGACCTTTTCACGGTCGGGACCGGGACGCTCATGCGCCTTCTTGCGCATCTCGTCCACCTCGTCCTGCAGCTCCTGCACCTCGTCCTTCTGCTCCTCAAAGGACTGCTTCAGGTCCTCTAGGTCGGGGCCAAGCTGCTCGCGCTGCTCCTGCAGCTTGTCCGCGGTCTGTTCAAGGTCGTCGAGGCGGCTGTCCAGCTTTTGCTCCAGCTCTTCCAGCTTTTCCGTTGAATCGGCCATGGGTCGAAAGTCTATCCTAGTCGGTCAGAAAGTCGTTGAATCGTGTCGCGCGCCTTCAGCCGCTGCTCGGCCTTTTCGGCAATCTCCTTTGCCCGCTCGCTCACCGGGTCCCCCGCCTGCTCTTCGGCGGCTTCCTTCTCTTGTGTAATCCCGCGGAGCGCCTCCCACTCCTTGCGAAAAACATGGAGCTGGAGGTCAAAGAGCCGCTTCCGCTCCTCGCTGATGCCACTCTCTAGAAGCGCCTCCAGCGCCGACAGGTGCCGCTCAATCAGGTTGGACTCCACGAGCTCGCCGTCGGACTTCATCTCCTGCATCCGGGCGTGCATGTTGGAACCCCACGGCACCACCGAGCCCTCCAAAAGACGCGCCTGGTAGATGTCCAGCCCCTCGCCCTGCTTGCGGCGCTCCGTACCGTCCTCGGGGAGCATCATGCCCACGGAGTGCTCCATGGAGCCGCCTATCTCGCGGTACATCTCCAGCATGTCGTTCCCGCGGCGCGTGTCCGGCATCTTGGTCTCCATCACGAGTCCGTCGGCGTCCTCGTAGATTGCATCCGGCTTGTTGATGCGCTGGGACCAGTCGTGATCGCGCATCTTCCAGATGCGGTCCCGGCCGTCCGGCCCGTCCTTCTTGATAGACTGCTCAAAAGCGCCCTCGTGTACCACATCGCCGTCGTCATCCACGACCCCGAAGACGGAGTAGTGTGCCACGACGGTGCGGGAGTCGGCGTCTACGTCTTTAACGGTCGCGCCGGCCTTGGTCAGGAAGTCGGACATAGCAGATAGAAACAAAGAAAGGGCGGCCTCGGCTCACGCCAAGGTCGCCCTACAATCGCAGCAGTGCGGGGCCGCTTGCGGCGGCGAGTCGCATAATGTCGTTGCGTAGGTCGCCCCGATGACGCGAACCCTACGTGTCGCTACTTACGTGGGACGCAGGCGCGGGTTTCATGGAAGTTAATGCTTTACTTTAGCTCACTCGCTCCACTTCCCCTCGCCGCACAGGCACCGCGCACAGCCGCCCTTTTTCGTCGCTATAGAGTCGCACCTCTTCGCCCGCCAACGCCCGCCGGGCCATTTCCATCGCAAGGGCCACCTGCTCCGCTGACGGGTCGGGAAGGCGCTCCGTCTCGTATGTGGCACCACGCTCGCTCATCGGTCCTTCGGAATCGGTGCGTGTGCACAGCGGCATTGGATCACGTTCCCGGCCGACGCCCCGCGCGAGGTATCGCCGGGAAACATGAGCTCCTCCCCCGTCACGATGAACGGCTCGTCCATATCCACGATTTGCCCGTCGGCGTCCAAGTGGTCAAAGTCGTCTCGCGGGATGCGGCGGACGCGGTTGTCTTGGGCGGAGATCCATTCTTTGTCCAAGGCCAGCCCGGTCTCCCGCGCCCCAGCGCTTACGGCCGCATTGGAGGCGGGGATGATCTCCGTGCGGCTGATGATCGTCGCCCGACGCCGCGTGATCGTAGACAGCGCGTCGCTGATACGCTCGGACGTACGGTCAATGCCCAGGCCCTCTTCGATCGCCTCCTGCAAGAGCTGCACGAGGTCTTGTCGGGTCGTCTCGCTGATCTGCGTGACCTTCTCTGCGCCGACCCGCTCCAGGTACTCCTGCATTCGACGTCGAAAGGCGTCTTCCTGCTTCGTCACCGCCACTCGCGCCACGCCCTTTAGGTGCGACAGCCCGATCTCCCCGAAGCGGGTGGCCGCCTCCATGTAGAACCGCGTGAGGTCCTCCCGCACGGCCCCCGTGGGGACAGGAAGCGACTGGGCGGCCTCTAAGGCGGCCGGGGTATGCGCCCGTCCCTCTACCGCTCGCCGCACGAACGCGTCGTATTGCGCCTGGAGTGCGCGACGGAAGCGCCGCTCCCCCACACGGATCAGGCCGCGGCGCTCCCGCACCACGCGGCGCCGGAAGCGCTCGCCGCGGTCGCTGGCTTTGGTGGCAAAAGGGACAGACTTCATTCGCTGCTGCCGTTGCTCAGGTAGTGCGGCACGCGTCCGTTCTCTTCCAGCCCCTCCATCGCCTCATCCAGCCCCTCGCCCGTCTCGGCGGGGACCTGCGTGGACGGGACCCAGCGGGTGCCCTCGCCGGGAAAGTCCGCCTCCTTAATGTCGGGATGCATCTCGCGCAGCTCGGTGTCTTCGATCGCGCCCTGTTCGTACAGCTCCATGAGGCGCTCGTGCTTCTCGCCGCGGCCCTCCTGCAAGGCGGGCACCTCAGAGGTGTCCAGCTCAAAGTGCAGGTCCTCGCCCATGATGTCCTGCACGCAGCGGTTGAGCTCCTCCTTGATGGAGCGCAGGACGGGCAAGACCGCGTTCTCCATGAGGGTCTTGCGGGCCTGCTCGCGATTCTCATAGGTCGCGTCGCCCAGGTTGATGAGCTCCTTCGGCACGCTGTAGACGCTGCAGATAAGCTCACGGGCGTCGCGGTGCCCCTGCACCCAGTCCGCATCCACCGGCGCCATGCCCGTCTCAATGTACTCGCTCAGGCGCCCCGTCACCATCGGCTCGCCGGGGCTGCCCTGGTGGGCCTGCCGAAAGCCCTCCTTCACCTGCTCGATCTGCTCGTCATTCGGCTGGGTGTCCATTTCGTAGGAGAGGATGCCGCCCACCTTGCCCAGATTTTGCGCGAGTTCGATATTCCAGTCGTCGTACTCGTTCATGCGCTGGATCGCCCGGGCGGCCGCCCCCATTGGACTCAAACCGCGAAAGAAGTTCTCGGGATCGTAGAAGCGCCCGAAAAGCACGCGCTCAGGAGGGAGAGTCTCTCGCACGCCGCCCCGACCCGGCGTCTCGCCTGCTGATAGCTCATACTCTTGGATCGGATTGCGCGCCATGCGCCCACTGACAGGCGTCACGTTCATCGGGCTCATGTTCTGCACGCCCACGATGCGGGTCGGTGGGTCCTCGTGCCCCTCGGGCGGCCCCAGCAGCTCCCAGAAATACTCTCCCGCCACCAACTTATTGATGACGGTCTCCTCGATGTGCTCGGGCCACGCCTGGAGCCGGTTGGGCTGGCGCAGCATGTTGGCAAGAGCCCGCACCTCCCGGCCGCCCTCCCCATCAGTCACGTCTTCTTCGTCCTCGCCC